CAAGAGCTGATAAAGGCTTAGGTATAGTAAACACTGGGTGCGGTGCAACTATACTAATACAAGGGTCATTTAAATGAGTAAAGAAGTCTACCTTAGAACCAATCGGGTTAGATGAAAAATCTGTACTATACTGAGCTTTAGCAATATACTGCTCTTGCTCGTAACCAGTAGCAACGTAACCAGGCACCAAGGTTAACGAGTTATAATAGTCGTATGTTTTGATTACCTGTTGTGCACTTAAAGCCATTATGATATATTAGAGTTAATGTTAATGTTGTCGTTTGCGTGTACTCTAAGAGCTACTATATCATTAGTATACGAAGTTTCACTAAAACGGTGTATTACACTATATACCATCCACTGACCTAGTAACTTGTTGTAAAACTCATCCAAAACACCACCTTTAGCTTTTTCTATACTGATAAATGTATTGGCTTCTCGTATAGGTGAACCTAGAGTGGTAAAGCTTACAGAAGTATTGTAGAATAAAGCAGCAGTAAGCAAAGAATTTCTACCCTCTGCAAAACGACTTACTTTATCTGGGCTGTATGAGTATATGTTATTAACCGCGTGGGTATCTGTTTTATTTTTATTAAGCGTGACTAATGTGTCAGGTTTTGCATATAGCTTAAGTTTATTTGAATAATTCTTGTCAATAAACCCCTTCACGTTAGCAATATCATTATTAGTAAAATCTACACTAAATGTTTTATTTTTAAAGTCATTACTATAACAAGGAGACGTTACCATAAACTCCGTATTATCCATAGACGCCATATCCACAAAATTAATATTCTTAATTACACTAGTTATAGGATCAAAGAAGTTAGTATTATTAATATAAGAACTAAACGGAGATTGTGGTAAATTGAATAAAAATTCATTCTGTTCTTGACCAGTTTGAGAAGCCAGTTGTATGATCTCTCTTTGTAAACTACCTGCTTGTGGTGTTGGATTAGTGTTGTTAGTAGTAGACTTGTTATCAATTGCTTTAGCAAAGAAGTTGGAATAAGAAGTTAAAGACCATTGATTTGTGTAACGAGTACGAGTCAGTATACAAGGATCTGCGCCGCTGTCCGTGCCTATTTGAGAACTAACCTGCTTCTTTAACAAATAATTGAGTACATCTGCTGCTTTATAATTCGCTGGAGCACTATAAAATATTTTACTAGAACCATCATCCCAGTCTTTTGTAAATGACTGCGGTAAATACTTTTCTAAAGTTTTAGTTAATAAACTCTTAATAGCTTTACCTGTAGGTACTAATTTCTGTTCATCAGTAGCATAAGCCGGTACTAATCCACTCGATAACAATTCATTTGTAGACCATTGCACGTTAGTTTCACTAAGAATTTGCTGCTCAAATTCCCACAAATAAAGCTTTAATTGTTTTTGTTTGGTAGTGTCACCTGGTATTTCTTCTCTATCGTAAATAGAAAACACATATGACATACCCCAGACATTATAATCTATTTGTAAATCAGCCTCTTTAATAGTACTATCATTAAGTATTTTAACTGTTACATATACTAAATCTCTACCATCATTACGAAACTTATAGTATTGATTTGACGAAGCACTTGCAGTTACTTTTTGCTCAAATATATTATCAGGATTTTTTATAACAAGACTAGCCTTCTTAAACCAAGATCTACTATCTTCTTCTATATCTAGAGAAACTAAGCTAGCTATGTTTAACTGAAATTTATTACCTTGCAAATTATCAAATATAACATCAATTTGATATTTTTGCCGATTGTAAAACTTAGTATTAACCTCACTAGAAGGCACACTATTAACAGTTGTATTAGATATAGCCATTAGCTACTAGTAGTTATTTGTTGTAATATACTTGATACGTAATTAGGTTTTAATATCTTTAGTTGGGTGCCGGCTTTAGGAAATTGAACTGGGTTCTGTATATTATTTGTACAGCATATTAACCACCATAAAGAAGGCGTATTATAAGCTTTTTGAGATACAAGTGTCCAAGGTGTATTATCAGACGTAACTGTATAATAACCATATGTAGTAGGATCTAAATCTACGGGTATATTAACAGTACCAATTAAATTATAAAAGTAATTCTGTCCATCATTATATACGTTAAATAAATTCTCTAACGCTAGGGTGTTTAACGTGGGTAGAGCTGAAATATTGTTTTGCTTTTGTCCGTCCATATTATTTTCCTCGGTTAACTATAACACTATTAGGACTTAATTCTTTACCGTCATACATATAGTAGAATAAGTTACGAGCATTTATAAACAAGCTTTGCAACGATATAGTTACTTTATATGCTTCAGGTATAATCTTTACATTAGAATTAGTAAGTGCACTATACGCGCTTACAACTTCACCAGTTGTTATGTCTACCATACGGGTAGTACCTATATTTTCTACCCTAAAATTTGATACATATGCCCAAGGAAAATACTTAAAACCAGGAACTGTAACCTCATACAAGCTAGGCGGATCCATTAAGTTTATAGATTTTCTATTAGGTAAATTCTGATAGTTAAATGCAAAGAGAAACTCCCAATTTTTTTGCATTTCTTTTTGACTTGTAGTATTAAACAGATAAAAAGAAGTATTAATAGTATCTCCAGCATCACTAGGTGCAAAATACTTTACAGATTCCTTTGAAGAACCAGGATTAGCTAATTCTGCCTGCAATTGATTAATTGCTTTTGTTGTATCATATGCTTCGGAGAGAGTATCTCCAAGTTTTGTAGCTTCAGCCAGCGCAGGCTCCCCACCTACTAAACTTATAATACTACCGCCTGCTTTCTTTAAAAGCTCAGCAGTCTTATTTTCATCTACCTTGCTCCAGGTACCTATGCTACTAGTTACCATATTATCCGGACTTAAATAAGGTAAGGTATAAACAAACCCAGTCTTCTCTCCGTCATATAAACCGTTATAAGGATCTACCCAGGTAGGCGCACTTGCAGCACCTAATGCTGCTCCAATAACTCCGCCTACAACAGGCGCTATTCCGTTACCAGCAATTGCCCCGCCAACCGCTCTAGCAAGAGTAGAAGTAGTGTTTTGAGCTACGGATAACTTAAGCTGACGTAACTGTGCACTTGAAGTAATTTTAATTTCAGATAACTGTATATAAGGTACGTAACTTTTTAAACTAGCAGAACCACCTATAGCCCAAGGATAATCTTCATACACACTAAACGCGCCATTACCCCTCTTAAGTAGAGTTGGTGCTCCGCCATTTATTTCGTCTAGTGTAGTAAATTCCAGGCTGTCCATATTATTACTTAATTAGCAACCCTTCTTAAATACATCATACTGTCTGTTCTTTGACGGGCATTAGCAATTGGATTACCTTGTACATTTAAAGAATACACATTATTTGAAGTGGTGCTTACAGAGTTATTACTGCTTGTACCTTGTTGCTTTTGATTTGGTGTCTGTACTAATCTGTTACTTAAATCCATTAAAGTTTTGTTAATAGCTACGAGTAAATTAGCCGTTTCGTCTCCTTTTTGATTAACAGGAGTAGACTTAGATATAGTCTCTAGCACACTAGAAGTGGTAGAAGGGCCGATATTGCTTATATTATCTATATTTTTAGCACTATTATTTGTAGTGGTGTTTATAGCATTTGCAGTATTCTGTATAGCAGATACTCCTTTGATTAGCTCGGTTTGTTTCTCGCTTACCGATTTAAAACTATCATTTGTTATAATTTGACCGTTAGTCGAGGGAACAAACAATTCCGGTCCCTTTTCCCCTACTACTGCAGGCATACCTTCTTCAACAGAGCCGCCTGAAGCAAATTCTGGTAGTGGTAACCCTGCAGGTGTTACTGGTTTTTCGGGTGCACCCCCAACAGACTCGGTAAGATCACTACCTGTACCGGAAATATTAGCAGGTTTAATTAACGCTTCAGATTCTTTAACATATTTGTTATCACTTATTCTTTTATATTTGTATTTAGTTTTACCTGTCTTAGTTGTGTATTGCTCGACTTTGTAGCCAGGCTTGACAGAGGGTGGTGTTGCTGGTGTTTCCGAAACTAATACCGGTACACCTTCAACACCTTCCCCACTAGTTTCCGATGAACCAGGAGTCGCTGAAGGGGCTTCTTCTTGCTTAAGCTCGTTTTCTTCTTCTTCGCTTTTGGTGATTACCTCCCCTACTGCTTTACCTATTTCTACAGCTAAAGGAGAGTTAACAATAGCTTCTGCTATTTTTGGTGCTAAGTCATCTACATTAATACCAATACCCGCCCCACTAACCCCTGGTTGTATATTAACGACTATAGGAGCACCGGGTGCACCTTCTTTTTGATTTGCAAGCGTACCAGAAGCAGCAGCTCCACTTTCTCCGTTAGCGTTTAACTGTAAAGTACCAGAGTAACCCGATACAGCTGCTTCTTCAGCTTTTTCTCTTAAACTCTTTTGTTGTTCTTGCTTTTTAAGCTCTGATTCTGCTATAGTAGCAAGTATTTCTCCCGGAAATAATTCTTCAGGCTTTTCTCCCTGTTCTTTTAAGAATTCTTCTGCAGCCTTCTTATTTTCTAATATTTGCTTTTTTACTGCCGCCTCTTCTTTAGCTTTTTCCTGAGCTTCATTAGTTGCAGCTTCAGTATTTATAGCAATCTGTCCACCAGCTTCTTCAACTACCTCTCCAGCTTTTTTCTTTCTTTCTAATTCTTTTTCAGATTCTGTTCTTTTCTCAATTTCTTTGAGCTTAAGTTTTTCTTCTTCCTTTAATTTTTTTTTCTGTTCTTTTAAATCTTTTTCTTGCTTTAGTTCCGCTTCAAACTCTTTATCTATATCCTTAAGTTCTGCACTCTCTAAATCAGCCAATCTCTTATCCCAACGCTCCGAAAATGATTTTATATTACCAAGCAAACCTCTTTTTTCAGGAGCAATTTCAGAATATTTAGCTGTACTGTATTTTTTACGTACCGCTTCTCTTTTCGAATTATAACCTTTTTCAGCTAAATCTTCTTGCTGCTGTTTAAGCTGCTCTTCAACAGTTTGCATTTTTTCAACATATTCTTCTTTAACGTTTTTTTCCTCTTTAGCCTGTTTTTCATTATTTGCCTGTCTACTATTATTTTCCCTTGCAGATCTAGCAATAGATTCTAGCAATTCAATTTCTCTAGCTCTATCGTCATTATTTGCTGGAGCTCTCTTTTTTGTTTTATTTGCCTCATCTTGAACAACAGTCTGTATGTTGACTGCATTAACCAACTCGTTAATACTACTAATTAAATTATTTTGATTTAATGCCGTACCTATACTTGAAGCTATAGTAGAACCTAGACCTTGTATAGTAGACAACGTCGTATTAGCGTTATCCTGCATATTTTGCAATACCGCGCCCAATGTGCTTTTATTGACATCGGATATACTAGACGGTAACCTAGCTACAGAATCTGATAACCCTCCAATATTCATATTGAGAGCATCAATGGATTGTTTTAAGTCAGCATCCGCCATAAAAATACTTAGGTATAGAAACGGGGTTTATGTTATAAACCTAAGAAGAAATCCGAGTCAATATTAAAGCTATATGTTTCATTATCGTCTAATTTTACTTGAGTAAGAAATGCATTTAATTCATCAACTTTTACCGCGTATTTTTGTACTAATGCTAAGAATGCTGATGGTAAATGTTCAACTATAAGCATACGGTCTTTATAGCTTAAAGTTTTATAATTTTGAGGAATATTATTAATCTTAACCTCTTTAATAAATTTAATTAAGTTACTTGTAACAATATTCTGAGCAACCTGTTCAATTTCAATTATTGCCGTGTTTCTTAGTTCTGCTTCTATCTCGTATTGTTCCTTTGCAAGAGGTACCTGTAAGTCAAGCGTTATAACATCAACAGTAACTGATTCTTGTTCAGGTAAAACTATATCTTTAATATTTCTTAGAGTACTACTGTAATTAACACCTTCATCAACTAATGAACCTCGAGCCTGTTTTCTTAGCTCTAACAGTATAATATTTTTATCTACCACTGTTATTTTGTCTAGTATACTAGCATCTATACAATTCTCTTGTATTATTTTATAGGTAGCTTTAATAAAACCAGTATCATAATATGAAGCATCATTTTTTATATTTCTAAACGTGTTTATTTGTTTAGCACTAAGAGACTTAAATAATACCGTTTTTTGTAAACAAGGTAAATACACCTTTACTGTTTCCGCTGCAGATATTGCACTTAAAAAATTGTTTATGTTTTTCATATTTAAAACCCAAATTCTGAGCTAGGAGAAGCACCTAAACTACCTGCAGGGGTAGATTGCTCTCTAGACCCTGAAGCTTCTTTTGATTTCTCTCTATCCTGCATAAAGTACATCCAGTATACTTGCATTTCTGATGGTGTGATACTGTCTATATATTCAGCTGAAAACCCGGCATAATTAACTATATTATAAAAAGCTCGGTACACGTTGTTTAAATTTTCCGAATACAACAACTCGATTAACTTTTGCATAACACTATATGTTATGTTGCAAGAAAGACGTAGCATAATGTTTCCGTTCAAAGGATTCTTTACTACGAGTAAATCCCTAACATCGTATTGAGCTTCTATATTAGTAATCTCAGTTTGTAATAAAGATACTAATGCCTGTGGTAAATACTCTACTATTTTAACACGTTCTTCTAATGTTAAATCCTTAAAATCTACAGCTTCATTATCTACTTTAATGTTATCTATGTAAGACGCTAAAACAACAAAAGTACTATAATTGTTATTGGAGAAAACATACTCGTCTTTTATTTTATATGAACTAAAACTTACCTCAAATGCATTATAGCTTATAGTTTTGGATTTATTTATAGTGTTAACTAATTGTTGTAAAGTATCCACTTCTAATGCGTGATTAAACGTTTCTCCTGATGACAATGTGCCTTTTAGCTTTAAATCAGGACTTACACAATAGTTTCGTACTGTTATTAGTAAGGATAATTTATCCTCAAAAGCTATATTTTTACCTACTATATCCGGACACAAATCTTCTAATATAGAATTATACTGCTGGATTGTTTCTTTCTTACTAACATTATACAGGCTCTTAACAAGCTCTCTGTATTGTTTGTAGGAGAGCTCTTTTATCTGTACCTCAGTTTGTTTACTAGGTAAATATGCATTTAGCTTAAATGGCATTGCATATTACTTTACTGTATAATTAGAGTATGTCCAGGTAGTTCTTATAGAGCGTACACCAGTATCTGTATTATTGCCATATCTAAATGTATGCGGCTCTACACTTACCGGTACTGCATTATGTAATATAATCTCTTTACGTACTTTAGGAAAATTATCCGCTTCAGTTCTATCCAAAAAGAATGCCGATATATCAGTTTTAAAGTTTTGTTTTTGAGCAGCCGTAGTACTACTTCTTGCAAATAAACCGAAATGAGAAGAAGCTATTAACCAAGGCCTCACCACATAATCTACAAAAGATTTATTTGTTTCTAAAAAATAAATTTCTATATCTCTTAACGAACTACGACCTTGTAGTACAGGGCTAGAGAGAAACCCGCCCGCTAGAGTAGATAATTCCGTATAACCCGCTCTTCCAGATTTTACAGCTTCACCAGGAACGGTTATACCGTTAGCTAAAAATAACTCGTCTCCATTAACTTTACTCCAGTATTGCTTAGTATTCTGTACATCAATTGTGTTATCTATAACTTGGCTATTGATATTATTTAAATTATCAATTATACTAGTTAAATTTTGTACACTTACTATAAAATTAGCCTCAACTGGTATATGAAAGTTAGGATCAGAAAAAATATCGGTAAATTTTTCAATACCGCGTGTAGAGCCCTGTAAAGTGTCCTGTGTTACGATTGCCATTTTTATTGATTAGATGGAGCGGGTAAGTCTGTACCGTTTTGTACAGTTGTAGGAGTACCCAATACACTACTTGCACTTTCGCGCGACCACCATTGATAACCGAACTTAACTTTTACTTCCTGTATTTTACCACTACCCGAAACATCAAATGATACTGCGGGCAAGTCAATAACAAACAATCCATATATTCTGTAAATGTCAACAATATTTAGCTTGTCATCTAACACGTTAATTTGTATTACATTTTCGTCTCCTGGTACCTGCTTGTGGTTAATAACGTTTGCACTATTAACTGCAGTCTCGTACATTCTTTTCTGTAAAAAGTGTCTAATTTCTAAAGCCTGGTCCATATAGAATGTAACATCCCAGCTCTTACTATTACCATAATCTCTTGGACCTGGTGCGTGTACATCTACACCAAAATACTTAACCGATGCAAATTGTTTGGTAGCGTTTGGTAAACTAAAATTTTTAATATACAACAAGTAATCTTTCGGAAATGTTTGATCTCCAAAAGTTAGGTTTTCAACTCTAGCCTGATAATCTCTCAAAAAACCGTATTTCTGAGCTGCAGAGTAAAAACTCTTTAATGTTTGTTCTGTTTGCGCCATACTATTACTTAGGACTTAATTTTAAAATATTGGAATGCTAGTACTACCGGTAGCTTAGCAATCTCTGTACCTGTGTTGGATATATCATATTCTACTCCTTCTAAGAGTATAGGAAACACTCCAAAAAATTGATATGTTTTAGCAATCGCTACTTTTTCACTAGCTACTAAGTCATTTACTACCTCTACTCCTTCATTGAATAGCTGTAAATCTAAACGACAATTTATAAAAGCATTATCTCCTGCAATAGCTTTGCTTTGATTGTTAAACGGATTGTACATTGCATCACTCCAGGACTCGAACAGACTTCTTATATACTGTTTGTTATCTGAAAAGAACGTTACTCTCCATTGTTTTTGAGAAGGAAATGTAGCATTTGTTGGCACTACAAACTCGAAAGCTCTATAAGGTACATTAGTGGTATTAGTTCCACGAGCAGGTAAAGAGGCCGTTTGCAAGTACAGCAGATCTTTCTCCTCAAACGTGACAGGCGCATTAACTATATTAGATACCTTGAAATTATACTTCTTACTAAAGCCCTGTTTTTGAGCAATATTATAAAAATCCTTTACACTGTTCAGTGTTGACATATTAATACTTAAGCTTTAAACAATAAAAAACCCGACTTTGCAGCCGGGTTATTTACTAATACTTTATATGGCTTAACCTTGTGACCAATACTGATAAGCTAATGTAGCTGTAAACTTTAATGGAGCACCTGTACCAGTAATATCATATTTAATATCACCGAGCTTTTGAATGTAAGATCCGAATAAGTTATATACGTTAAGTACATTCAATTTATCATCAATTTGATGAAGTTGAATAACTGAACCAGGACCAGGAACTGCGAGATTACCTGTACTTGTTTGGTCATTGAATATTTCGCCTCTTTGCCAAGCTTCAAGCTTTTGACGAATCAAGCTAGCTTTATCAGCGCGGAATTCAACGTTCCAAGCATTACTACCTGTATACTTTACTGTACCAGGAATATTAAAATCAAGACCCATATAAGTAGCGGTTTGATTTTGAATATCTCTAGTAGGTAGAGTAGCTGTAGTAATATAAACGAAATCATCTTCGTTGAGAATATTATTACCGAGAGAGACTACGCGCAACATATAGTCACGAGCAAAGTCTCTTTGCTGTGCTACTCTATAGAAGTCTTGTATTGTTTGTGACATATTAAATACTTATGTAAAGGTTATTGTAGTAATTCGTTAAAGTCTTGAGATGTCTTAGTGCAATAGAAGTTCACTAAGATAAACTCAGCAGTACGAACTGGTTTAATGTAGATATCTACAACAAGCTCATTTTGATCGATAGTATCTGGAGTGTTGTTGGTATCATTGCAAATGATTTTGTAATCGTAAAGACCTTGAGTATTTTTAGCTAATTCAAATACAGGAGTAATAGTATTAACTAATCTACTACGTGTAAATGTTGTATTAGGTTCAAATACGAAAAGTTTTGAAGTATTAAGTACTGACTTTTCTAAGAAGAGGAATAAACGACGAACGTTAATACGATCAAAAGCGCTTGGAGCTTTTAACATTGTCTTTTGTCCGTAGATTGATAGACCTTCATTAGGGAAGTTCACTACAGGGTTAATAGAAATCTTATAAAGTAGATCGCGTTGTTTTTGATTTGGATTCAACGCAATATCTACAAGACCTGTAATAGTACCACGATTTAAACCAGCAGGTGCACCCCAAGGATAAGCTACTGCATCATTCTTTGTAAATGTTGCTGCAGCATAGCCTGAGAACGGTACCCAAACTAATTTATTAGTGAATACGTCTTGTACTGCACCCCAGTTACCGTAAGCAATTGTATAGCTTGTGTTATAAGGATTGTAACAGTTACGTAAAGGCCAGTAAATGTTGTTCGAGAAGTTTGTTGTCTTATCGTCTAGGGTCTTAAAGTTTGCACCCTGTATAAAAATACTACGTAATGGATCAGAGATATACACGCAATCTTTGCGTTGATCGCCAGCAAATTGACTGAAGATGTCAGTAACTGCTTTCCAGCCTGTAGCTGTACCGTTACCGCTGAAGCTAAACGTACCGTCGTTAGTAAACAGGTTAGTTAAATCAGAATTAATAGTTGCTGTATAAGCGGTATCATCAAAAAACCCGTCTCCACCGGCAAATGCATTGATAGTAGAAAGACCTGCATCAACAACTACATCTACGTTATATACATCAGTATTTACTAATTGATTTAATACGTAGTTTAATTTGTTAGGTAAGTCACCGATTCGCTTAGTACTAGAGTTACTTAAATTTAAAGACTCAGCATAATTACCTAATGGGAATAATGCATCAGCTGCTTGATAGCCTGCAGCAAGTATAGATGGTGAAGTGGTTACGTCACTTGTCTTTATTACTCTTACTGATTTTACCGCATTACCGTTATTATCAATCCAGGCTGTTTGATTAGCAATATAAGGATTAATATATACGGAAATGTTTGCTGAATTGTTATTAATTACTGTTTCAGCAAAATCGTTCTTAGGAGCACCGCCGTTAACGTCCTGAATTAAACGGTTAGAATAGAACGATACTGAATGACCTTCTTGTAAACCATAAGTTAATTGTAATGGGTTAGCAGCAAAAGGTGTTGTTTTAACTTTTATTAATGAAAGAATAGCAATATCGCTATAGCTTGTTGAACCTACTGTTGAGCTAATTGTTAGGTCATATGTAGGAATATTTTCAATCGTACGAGATACGCTGTCAATGTTACTACCTGCTGTAGCAGAAAGTTGGAAGCCAACTACTGGAGAATTTGTTATATCTAATGTACCATTAGCATTAATTGTGTGTAAAGCCTGTACTTCTTTATAAGGAGTACTTGGATTAATTGCGTTGATTTCAGCAATATTAAAATAGAAGCCTTCGAACTTTTCGTTGATAGTTGTTTGTGCTTCATTTACAACAATCATACCAACACCGTTTAATCCGTAACCTGTACCAGAGAGGCTATCGAATCCGGCAATTGTAGGATAATTACCACCTGCACTTGCACTCCAGAATAAGTTATTTTGCTTTAAATTAATGTAATCAGTTTCTGAAAGTGTTATTAATGTTGGTTGACCGAAATAATATGATGTTGCATTACTTAATAATGCTGTATATCCGGCTTGTACTGCAGCAGAAAGCGGGGTTGAATTTGTTACAGGTACTACTGGGTAAACTAAAGCACTGTATTTATCTGAAAAACCATCTCCTAACGCAGGACCGTATGGTAAGCGAGCAACCTGTACTTGAGCGTTTGTACCGCCTGTAAACTGTTGTTGTACAGAATAATAAAAATAACGTTCAGCGGCATTTGTTGGTGTACCGTATATATTAGCGAAATCAGAAACAGATGTAAGTGTTACAATTTCGGACGTTGGTCCTTGAGCTGCAAAACCTGCGATAAACACGCTTGTTCCGTTTGGGGAAGTCGCTGTTTGGCTTAGATCTACTTCTCTAATTTGTACACCAGGAGATTGTATAGTACGTAAAGTTGCCATAGTAGTGATATACTATTATTTAGGCTATTTCGAAACGAAACTCTGTAAGTTTAAAGTAATTCTGCATTTAACTGACTAAATGAGAACGTAAACGAGGACTCAAGTTGTTCAGCATCTCTATAACTATAAGTTATTCCAGTTAAATTGGTAATAAATGCTTTTGAATACGTCCAACGGATTTTCTTATTGTTGTATTCATCCAAACCAAACACATTAATGGTGGTTTGGTAAGGTTGTAAATTACCGGTACTTGCATAAAATGGCCTGCCTTGAAAATCAGTAGCTGCCGGGTTTAAGTTATCAGAATCCTGTATACTGGTTTGCGCTCCGTTTATATAATCCAGCCACTTCCACAATACCCACCAGTTATTGAATCCATTGTCAACTGTAAAGTTAACTGTTATATCTGCATATTTTTCTCTCTTACCTGTAGATAGACTTAAAGTTTGGCCTGCATATGATAGAGCTGCAGCGTTAATATTAGTTGGAGGCACTACAGTACCGTAAACTGAATATTGTAAAGAATCTAGAAACACACTCTTACTTTCTCTACCTTCCTGGCTTACTGCGTTAATTTTTTTAAGAACATCAGGCAAATCCAACACTAATAGAAATTTATCTTTTCTACTTTTATTGAGTATAGCTTGTTGGTAATTTGGAGTTTCGCTCATTATTTTTTATTTTTAATTAAATAGTATTTTTTTACAACAGGATCGTAACCGATCTTGATACCACTAGTGCTTAAACCGCGTGGTTCTCCGTTACTGACCTTATCTATATTCATATTGTAATGACCGGTAATAGTATGAGCTAGTTGAGGTGTAATATAAGTTTTACCTTGAGGTTTCTTTTTTAGATTCTCAATTTCGTGAAAAGGCGTCTCCATTCCGCTATGTACTTTAGCGACTACATTGACTGATTTTGTATTAGCTTTTGCAAGCTTACTTAAACCAGCCGTCACCCCTTGGTGTCTAGGACCGCGACTACCCTTACCGCTTTTTTGTATACCAGGCATACTAAAATAGTTTTTAAATGTACTCTCCTGGTTTAAGGACAGTTCTTTATCTTTTTTAGCAATTACACCTAATATTAATCTTTCTAAATCTTTAGATCTTCTTAGCTCTTTAAAAGCTAAGTTTTCCGCAGAGAACTCTCCGTCTTTTTCTAGTCCGGCCTGTCTCATTTTTAATAACTTCGATTTCACCATTTCTGCACACTCTAAGTCACAATCATCGCTTAATGCGTGATCGATCATTTGTTTCATAGCTTCTACTTTTTTAAGTATAGCTTTTTTATCAACGTGTTCAGCTTTAACCGGTTTAACTAGCCATTCATTGTTTTTAATAGAATATACACCTGAAGAATGATGAGGCTCTAAAATGTCTTGTATGTAGACCTCAACATCGTAGCCTTTGATTTTTATTTCGTGAGAGCTGTTCCAGACTGTTTTTTTAGCTTTAAAATAATCTTTGAGTATATCTTTATTAATATTGTACTCTCTACAATCTGTTATAATATGTAAGTCAAAATCGCTGTAATTAGTGTAATTGTAATTAGCCAAAGAACCAGTCAAGGTTATATCTTCTACGTCAACTGGTATTTCTACAGTTTCGAGAAATGCTTCTGCAGTTTGTAGCAGCTTTTCTTTTATTTCAGGTTTAAGTACACCCTGTTCCCATATCAACGGATTGAGTTCGTCGTGATACTGAAATGTGAGACTGCTATCGGTTTGTAACATACTATGTAGATATTTACATAATAATCAACTTAAACTGCCCAGGATATCATTTTCTGACTGTCTGTTTTTATGCCTAAATACGCACACTTCCAGTCACCTTGTGCAAATAAATCTAGATTTATCCATTCGTCTTTTCGTTTTAAGATTTCAATAGCAAAATCATTCCAATCCGTGTTTAAAAACTTACCTTCTACTTCATTTCTACGTTCTTCTATAGCATCAAGGCTAAACTCATCGTGCTCGTAATGTATTACTTCAATAGCGTTACCTTCTTTATCAGTGTAGTCTATTGAAAAGTCTATACCCCATTTTGGTTTTAAATTAATAAGCTTATACATTTGAGTGTTCCATACAGCCCACTCTTTAAGTTGTTCTAAAGCTTTATCAGCAAAGCCTCTACGTTCAAGAAATAGACTATGGTTAAGACAAGCCCCGGTAAATACGCCTTCTTTTTTAATATACGCTTCATCCTGTACCATCCATTTTCTCTTTATACAATGCTGATCTTTATAATGTAAGTCTAGCTGGGTACCATTAACTTCCGCATAGTTTTGCTCTAGTCTCGTTATTACGTACCCTTCTTGATCAAATAATTCTAAGAACTCTGGCCCAGGATAAACTGGATTAGGGCCGTGTGTAAACCTAATATCAATATAATTTAATAAAGGCGTACGCCAATAACCTTCAGTGTTAAACTTGTTTCCGGTAAGTGATAAGCCATTCATCACTGTGATTTATATTGGATTTATAAAATATCCATATAAGTATTAGTATGCCACGGGCAAAAAAAGATCAGACAACGTTCTACTTAGGTAATAAGAACTTACCTGTTCCAGAAACACAATTTAACTGGACACCAGAAATGGTGGAAGATCTAGAAAGAGCTCGCAAATCTATATTACACTTCTCTCGTTTCTTTTATATTGTTAATCTAGACGAAGGCAAACAACCAATTAAACTTTACCCTTACCAAAAACGTATATTAAAAGCCCTAGTAGAAAATAGATTTAACGTTGTGTTAGCAAGCCGTCAAATTGGTAAAACTACCATTTTAACTATATTTGCTTTGTGGATGGTTTGCTTCCAAGACGATTTTCGAGTACTATTAATTGCTAATAAAGAAGGCACTGCTATTAATATATTTAAACGTATTCGTTTAGCATATGAAATGTTACCCAATTATATGAAGCCTGGTGTAATAGAATATGCTAAAACAGGCTTAGTACTAGCTAATGGTAGTTCAATTGGTATTAGTACTACGACATCTGATGCTGCCAGAGGTGAGTCTATTAATTGTCTACTCATAGACGAAGCCGCCTTTATTCCACCAGAGTTTATGGACGACTTTTGGGAATCGGTATTTCCTGTTATTTCGTCTTCTAAAAAATCAAAAATTTTTATGCTATCTACCCCTAACGGTGTAGGCAATTTATTTTTTAACACATACACAGATGCAGTTGCAAATAAAAACGGCTGGCATAGTGAAAGAGTAGACTGGTGGGAGGTACCTGGTAGAGATGAACAATGGAAAGAAATGACTGCAAGAGCGCTAGGTTCTGTGGAAGCTTTTAATCAAGAATATGGTAATGAGTTTAGAGCGGCTGGTGAAAACATATTCGATAAAGACCAGTTAGATGAACTCGCTGCTAATGCACCGGAACCTGTGTTTGTAGATGATGAAAATACATTTAAAATATACAAAGATCATATCGACGGACACTTCTATAGTATAGGTGTTGACGTTGGAGAAGGTATTGGTAGAGCTAACTCTGTTATACAGGTAGTAGATGTAACAGATTTAACTAACATAGAACAGGTCGCTACATATGCTAATAATAAACTAGACCCGTTTAATTTTGCTGGGAAATTATTAGAAATAGCCGGTCAATGGGGTAACCCACCGTTGCTAATTGAACGCAATAATTGCGGTGCATCTGTTATAGATGCTTTAGTTAATACTCATCAATATCCTAATATAGTAAAGTATACTCCAAGTATGGGTTCGTTCACTGAAAAAGCTGAAAAGGATAATCGCTTAGGTGTTTACGCTCATACTAATAGTAAGTTTAATTCAATGTCCAATTTTCGTTATTGGATGAACGTATTGCGCTGCGTTAAACTATACGATAAGGAAACTATAAACGAATTTAAAACATACATACGTCAAGATAACGGGGTGTGGAAGAAACAATCAGATAAGTATTTGGACGATAGAGTAGAAGCTCTTATATGGGCAATGTTTATATTAGAACCTAAAGTAGTAGAACAATTCTATGAAGTAACTCAGCAAGATGCTAATGGTAGACCGTTAAAAATGTTACCTAACAACTGGGACCCTTTTGTAGTGAGTTTTCCAAAGCCATCTGAAATGTATAGAAAGTTTGGTACAGAAAAAGAAGAAAACATAGTACCGTACAATCCTGTCTTTATTGGTAATAAACCAAATGATCAGGTTAACTCTGACCTAGATGAATTACACGAACAGGGATGGCGTTATCCTGGTACAACCGTACCAAGTATCTTAGGTAACAGGTTTCTAAGATAAAAAAACCCGCTTTGCAGCGGGTTTTAGGAGAATTTAACTCCGAATTAAGTTATGCCTAAAAACTTATTGTGTGAACATATTTTCTTCACCCTTAGTTGGCTTTAAGCTACCGACTGTGTGAAGTTTATGTCCGTCTTTAAGATGAGCTGATTCTTTTTCTTTCTTAGGAGCTGGCTCGTTCTTAAAGTTAGCGCCCTGCTCTGAAGCAGCGCCTTTAACTTTAGTTACACCTGAACCACCGACTTTATGAATCTTGTGACCATCTTTGAGCTCTTCTGATTTAGCACCTTCAAGTGGGTGACCTAGATCTTCAGCATCAACAGCTTCTTCCATTGCTGATTCTTCTTCTTCCTCTTCTTCTTCGGAAGAGTCTTCCATATGAGCTGTTTCTTCTTCTCCACCAGCGCTGATGTCTTTACCACCGTGGGTATCTTCATAACCAGCGTGCTTCTTAAGAGCTTCTAGTGCTTTTTCAAGCATTTCGATAATCTCTTCGTGGGTCAAAGGCTTCTCTTCTGTACCAGTTGGTTCAGCATCGATCTCTGCACTAGTATCATCTGCTGCAGGGGCGATAGGAGCCATTTCTTCTTCTTCTTTAACGAAAGGACCTTTTTGCATTGCGTCCTCATACAATTGTTGGAATTTTGATTTAGGCATAATAAATTGTTGTTTCTTATATTTAGGAGTTTTCGAAGCAGAATCTACAGTCTCTTCTACTTTTTCTTCTTTATCAGGAAGAGCTTCCCTCTTTTCTTTAGTTTCCTTTTTAGTTTCTTTAGCTACACCCTTTGTAGCTTCACCAGCTTTTGTAAGATCAGCTTCTTTAGCAAGTTTCTTATCAAAGTTATCCGCAGCTTCTGGACCCGTGCCTTTAGCTACTTCTTCAATACCGTCTTCTTTACCGAAAGCAGAACCTGTTTTAGGGGCTTTTCCAGCTGGTACATATTGTGTAGCATCTGTTAAAAGGATATCAGGCATATTATTGCCCATATCAATTGCAGGCTGGTTGACAGCAGATTCTTGAATCGTGCCATACAAATCACCCAACTCGGATAAACTCTTTATCTTACTCATTGTAATATTATTTAGTATAATGCTGATTAATTCTATAGATATTGTAAATATTTTTATGTCAATAGCTCAGTATTGTGTAGATACCGGTCCATATATTGCACCAGGAACAGCATATCCAGTTGGTACAAACGTACCCGGGGGTTATGAGTGCGCGATCGGACCAATACGTTATTTAGATGTTACAAATAATGCTAGTCAAATCCAACTATTTAATAATTGGTGGGCTGAACAAATAAACCAATACGGAATGAACGTAAATTATTACGTTAATCAATACACTCTTTCCGGTCACGACTTTTTCTATGGTGAACAGCCTTTAGCTGGGTATTTACCACCCATACCAATTGTAATGGCAGTAACTCTTAATAATGACAGTATTATATTAAGTAAATTCGGTATACAAGGTACAGCAGATCTTACAGCTATTGTTGCTATTAAAACATTTACAAGTACTATGTCAAGTTCTGCATTAAGTTCAGTTGCAAGTAGATATACATTTGAACCTAAAGCAGGTGATCTTATAGAGTTATATGAATATGGTACTACCCGTCCAAACGGTAGATCTGGACAGATATATGAAATAACAGAACGTGTAGATCAATCTGGTTCAGGGCAAAACAATCAATTACTCGGTCATTATATATGGATGGTAAGAGGTAAGCGCTTTGATTATACCTACGAACCACAATCTCCTAGAGAAAATCTCAGCCAACAAGTATTCGACAATAAAGTTGCCGGCCCAGTACCTCTTGCTGCTACAATTAATGGTAATAATAATGCTAGAGTTATTGAAAATAGAAACGAAAAGAATTATTTTCAGAACGTTGACAAATACACTAGAAATAATGTTTACGATTATACAGCTAATCATAACGCACCATTATCTGGATATTTAAGTTATAGCGGTTACAGCGGGGTAACCGGTAACCCAGACACAGGAGTATATGGTGCTTACGATAGCAATATAACTTTAGTAAATCTATATGCTGGTGGTGGTATGCATACACCTACCGCTAGTGCACTAGCTGCAGAAACTAATGGAGTAAATCTAGGTTATTTCGGACTTCGCAGCCCTAACAACTAAGTAATAGAATATGGCTGATACTAGTTACCCGTCAATAGTCTATCCACACGAGCTGTCAGCAGCAGGCGTGATACTTCCTCAGGATCTGCTGTTTCTTGAACAACAAAACCCAGACGGTACATTTTCTACGTATTCAGTTGCAGTTTCTGCTGTATCCGCTCAAGGACCTCAAGGTGCGCAAGGTGATGTAGGCCCTCAAGGACAATCTGGTTATAGTGGTGCAACCGGTATGTCTGGTTACTCTGGTTTACCTGGTATTGCAGCTGCTTCAGGTTATTCTGGTTATTCTGGTATTGATGGTCAATCTGGTTTTAGCGGCATTAGTGGTTATTCCGGCGATACAGGTATTTCTGGTTATTCTGGTTTTAGCGGTACATCTGGCGCGTCAGGTATAAGCGGTTTTAGTGGGGATTCTGGTTTATCTGGTTATAGTGGGGAGTCTGGTTATTCTGGTCAATCGGTTATCGGTTTAGTTCTTTACCCTACTAATATACCTTCTGAATTTCCTGGTTATGTAGTACTTTCTGAACCTACTGGAGAAATAGGAGACGAAACAGAAGACGATTCAGGGTTTTTTAATCAGCCATTAAACCCAGTACCAATTACCAAAACAATTACCCTTTCTGGTTTTCCTGGTAGGTCATTAATTGACTCAGGTAGTTGGTACTTTGATTCGTATTATAGCTGTTATGGTCCAGGCGCTTCAGCAAATACATATTTAACATATGTAGTAAGCAAATTGTCTGCTGATAATGTTACAGCTACTCAATTATTTTCGGTAACTAGCGATCCATTAACTAGAACCTATGGTGCACAAATACTGTTTAGTAGAACACAGTATTATATTAGTGAACCTATACCATTAGATGTTAACGATAGAATTAAGATTGACATTTATGCTCAGACAACTGATATGTCTGATCCGAATGCTGGTGGTGGTGTAAACGTTGCATATTATTATCTCGGTACCGAGCACTATAGTAGAATAGTAACTAACCTACCTTTTGGTAAAGACGGTGCTTCTGGTACTTCAGGTTATTCTGGTTTCAGTGGTATAGGTACTTCTGGTTATTCTGGTTTCTCTGGTATTTCAGGTTATAGCGGTCCAATTGGTTATTCTGGTATTAGCGGTTTCACAGGTTTTAGTGGTTACTCTGGTTATATAGGTTATAGCGGTATTTCAGGTTATTCCGGTTTTAGTGGTTCTGGTGTATCTGGCTATTCCGGTGCTTCTGGTTTTAGCGGTATAAGTGGTTATTCCGGTTATAGTAGCTATTCTGGTTTCTCAGGTATTAGCGGCTTTAGTGGAGATTCTGGTATTTCCGGTTATAGTGGTTTTACAGGTACTTCAGGTTATTCAGGCTTTAGTGGTTATTCCGGCTTCACTGGTATTAGCGGTTACTCTGGTGCGAGCGGTTACACCGGTATTAGTGGTTACACCGGCTATAGTGGTATATCTGGCTTTAGTGGTATTTCTGGTTACTCTGGCTTTAGTGGTATATCTGGTTTTAGTGGCATTAGCGGTTTTACTGGTATAAGCGGTTATTCAGGCTTTACGGGTACATCTGGTTATACTGGTATATCAGGTTATTCTGGTACATCTGGTTACTCAGGCTTTACAGGCATTAGCGGTTATACAGGTATATCTGGTTTCAGCGGTATAAGTGGTTATACTGGTATTTCAGGTTATAGCGGCTTTAGTGGTATTTCAGGCTACACCGGTATATCTGGTTTTAGTGGTATAAGTGGTTTTACAGGTATTTCTGGTTATAGTGGTTATGTAGGTACATCAGGTTACTCTGGTAAAAACGGTACTTCAGTTACTATTATTGGTACGGTACCAACTGTTGGCGGTAACCCACAAGCTACTTTAAATGCAGCATTTCCTGGTGCAGTAGCTGGTAATGGTGTTATAGACGAAACTACTGGTAATTTATGGGTATATAGCGGCACAACTTGGA